TTAAATCTTGCTCGCTCCACTTTTTAAAGTTAGCATTTGCATTTACATTAACATTTACACTATCATTAACACTTACACTTACATTAACAGGTTTTTTGGGTTTTGATTTAACCGACTGGGTTTTTTGGGTTTCTTGTAAACCATCTTGGTTTTCTTTTGGTCGACCACCTTTTGAACCATTAACCCTCGCACGCTCTGCACGTTCGTTCCACTTTTCTAAATCTCTATCCATAGCGGAACGAATAAACCCGAAAGCAATAAATAAATTGTTTGATGGTTCAGGCGTATTGCCTTCGATTTGATATTCAAAAAGCATTCGCATTAATTCTCCGAGTTGCTCATTAGAAAGGTGCTTTAATGTTGCCCAGTTATCGGTATAAAGTACAAACGATTTTTTCATAAAATAGAAAGCCCTTTGAAATTTACGGTGGAATCGGCTCGGATACACCTTGCCTCGTAAACCCAAAGGGCGATAAGTTAATTTCGTTCTGTTCAGGATTCCACCTCTGAACATTCAAATTTACAAAATTTATTGGTTCAAATAGTTTTCAATCGTTTCAATGCACTCGTCTAACCCCGAGCAAAACAATGCCTCGAAACCAGCGTTTTTAAGCCGCGTAAGGACTTCAAATTGTTCGGTAAGGTGTTCATCTTGTTTTAGCGTTCCATCGCGCTTAAACGGCTTAAAATCGCCTTTTTTAATTTCAATGAATAAACCGCTAAAGTTTCCACGCGGGGCGGCAATAAATAAATCGGGATAGCCTCGGTGCGGGTTCATTCTTTTGTGAACCCTTGCTTGCCCCATACTCATTTTAGTGCCAGCGCTAAAGTCAAATCGAAAAAGTATTTCCGGATGCTTTAAGCTCATGTAACGAGCAATGGCAGAATAAATATCGCTTTCGCGTGGCGGGCGGCGTTTCATCGCTTGTAAATATTATTACAAACTATCATAAATTCGACGCGCCCTTTTAAATCGTTTGTTTCGTCGTAAAGGTCTATGAGTAGGCTTCGGTTGTTATCGTAATCGTTAAACACTTTCCGGTACTTAAAATTACATTCGAGGTATTCAAAGCCGCATGATAGAACATAAGAGGCTACGTTTTTGTAAGTGTGTCCGATAAATTCGGTTAAGTCGCCGAGGTCGTTAGCGTACGTAAGCGCCTCTTTCTTGTATTTGTCCATTGATTAAGTTTATTAAGTCGGTTCGTTCTACATTTAAAAGTATTGCAATTGTTGGAGCTGGTATCGTACCCTTATGCAGCCACCAAAACTCAGCGCACTTTAGTAGTTTCTTTTGGTATCCTATCCCAGTTTCGGGCATCCACCTTATGTTCCTATCTATTTCGCGTATTAGCTGTAAATAGGCGTATGTACCGTACTTACCTTTAGATTCCATTATGAAGGTAGTTAATGATTAAATCGGTAGCGCTTGCAATTTCAGCGTCGTTATGGCGGTATAAATACAAGTCGCTAAACTTGCCCGACTTTTTAACCTTTGGCGGTACACCGATATAGTAAAAATCTTTAGGACTCCAACCCATAAGCATCGAATACCAAACCGCCTGAACGTGGTTACAATGTGCCACCATATCAGCGGCGAAAGCCTGTATATTCTTTGCGCTCGTTGTTTTAACGTCGGCAATAATACCGCGCTCGAGCCAGCATAAATCCATCATGCCTTTACCTTCTACTGTTACGCCGCCAACTGTTACCGTGTTTAGGGTAATGTATTCATGCTGCGACTTGTCGAATAGTTCGCCTAACATCGCCACTTCATGAATAGCGCTATAAACGTTTTGGGTAGTCGTTGGCATACTTTCGTAAGGCTGCTCAAGTAAATCGAAATGAAACGCCGCGCCTTCGGTTAGCGCCTTTTGCGCGTAGCTTATGTCGCCCGTGTAAAAACGTTTGATTCGGCTTGCGCTAATTGCTGGGTGTTTAATATATTCGTCGCGTGTCATAGTTTATAGGTTGAATTATAATAGTGTTGCCCGTCTGAATATTCAATTGATGTCCATTCTGCACAACCATTATCATAAGCATATACTATCTGTTCTTTCTCCATTGCTTTGGCTCGCTCAAACGCTTCGGTTATTAGTTTACCGAAATCGATAGTTGGTACATCTTCTTCGTGGTATTTAGTAAAAATATTTATTACTCTATCGTAAAAATATTCTGTCGCTGTTCGCTTTTTCATTGCTTAAATTGTTCGATTTGTTCAAGTGAAATAAATATTTGAAGCTCGAAACCTTGCTTTGCAAATAAAAGAAATTTGCCGTTTTCGAGTATGTACTCACGCGGTACGCTCCAGCTTCCGAAATCGTCAACTATGCGCACCGTATCGAAGCGCGTAGCATCTGCAATTAACTTATGATTTAAGCCGTATGCGTTGCCCTTGTTTAACAAGTGCTTTGCGCGTTTACGTGTTACCGTTAGCGTTCGCGTTGGCATATCTATTTCGCCCACCTTACGCTCTTTTTGTTCGTTCGCTAACCGAATCGATAGCCGCAGGGTGTTACCCCCACGGCGTACGATTATGCCATTACCGAAGCTATCTTCGACTATTGCGGTATCGTTATCTATTTTCATCGGATTACTTGCGTTTTATGTTCGTAAAGTTCAATGCCTGCAATGCTATCAACTCCTAAATCCTTCATCGCTTTGGGTAGCCCCTGTATTAAATCCTCAGGGTTTAGGTTGTTATGTGCGAACTGAACAGATAAAACTTTAATCCAGTCAACCTCACCAACGATGCGCGCCTTTACGGTTGTGCGAATGTTTTTAGTTTGGCTGTTTTCTACCGTGGTGGCGTATAGCTTATCTGTAAATGCCGCCATAATATCGCCTACCGATTCAGCTTGTTTCAAGCTCGCAGCGGCTTCGGCTCTCAACTTAGCTTCGGCGGCTTCTTGTTCAGCCTCGAGGCGTTCGTGGTATTCTACCATGCGTTTTTTAGCATCTTCGATAAAATCTAGTAGCGGCGCGGTGGCATCCTTTTCGAGTTTAATAAGTTCCTTTTTGAAATGCTCGAGCGGTGTAGTAACCTCTTTACGGGCGGCTTCGATTGCCTTAACTGCATCGTTAACGTCTTTTACAGCGGCGTTCATTGCTGTATATTCGCTAACGTTTACAACGCTGTTAGCTTCACCGCCTACTGAGTTGCGGGCTATTATTGCCTGAGCGTTTAATACTTGAGGCGAATTAATCGCTAAGTATATTTTTTCGATTGGTATTTGTACCTTTGCAAGTGTGTTCATGTATGTTCTGTTTTATTGATGTGAGGGGCGGTGCTTTACCGCCCCTTAATTATTTAATCCCACGGTAAGTCGTTAGCCGCTTTTTGTCCGAAAATATCGTCAATGTCAGGTAGTTCCTCAAAGTTTTGAGGCGGCTGCGTTTTAGGTGTAAAATCGTTTTTAAAACTTGCCGAAGTCATTGCCTTGTATTCGTCCGATTCCTTAATCTTATCCTGTAAAAAGTCGGGTAGCTTTGCAAATACTTCTTGTTCGTGCGCGGTCGGGCTGTAAGTGAATGCCTCGTTAATCGGTGCGGGGCATTCGTAGCCCTTCATAAGCGGCGCAAAACTTATAATGTTTGCGTAGGTGTTATCGCCTTTTGTAACGTGCGCAATATTTACCATACACGTTTTACCCAGCATTTTAAAAATATCGAGCTTTGAGGCTTCAGCATCGGTTAACTTTTTACCGAGCCACGCTGAAATATCGCGGCGTAACAAAGCCTTTTCGTTCATTGATAGCGTGTAGATGCTGCGAACGTAGTAAGGCTGTTCGCCTTTGCTTTCATCGAATACCGCTTTCTCGGTTGGTAGCTCGAAAAGGAATTGAACTTTTCGCTTTTTGCCGGGGAAATTTCCCCCTTGCTCGGTCGTGCCGAGGTCGATAATTTGATAGCAGCGCGCAGGGTATGAGCCTTCGGGTGCGATTTGGCGGTTTGACGTACCGCCGACGGGTGCTGTTAAAGCCATTTTAAAAAGTATTAAAGGGTTAAAAATTAAAGATTCTCAGATTGGATAGAGTGTACGAGGTTGCGGTTAATGCCGTCGATAACCTCAATAAACAGCTCTGTGAATGCGTTGCGCTCGAGCGGTTCAAATAGTCGGTGTTCAACTGGCACGCCTTCGAATTGTTCGCGGTGGAACTTGCGCGCTAAGTTTGCCGCGCCTGAATCGCAGCGCGTGTAAATTCCTTTCATGCACCCGTCATTAACAAGCATTGTCATAACGCCGCTAAGATGGTCGTACAAATAGAATTCTGTGTCTTGGTAATTGCGGAAAATGGTAACTGTGTCCATGTGTATAAGGGTTTAAAAGTTTAAAAAGAAAGGGCGGTTTTTAGCCGCCCGTTAGGGGTTAGTTGAAATAAGCGTCGTAAGCGTCGGCGGCTGCAAGTAAATCGTTTAATTCGTTTTGTAATGTTATTTCTATCGCTTCCATTTCTTTAGTCCAAAAAGACTGCTCGTGCATTTTGTCTAAAATAGCTAAACGCTTTGCGATTTCCGCTTTGATTGTTGGGTTAATTCTGAAACCCATTTCTGAAAATTCTGTTCTCATGGTGTAAATGTTTAAGTGTGTAATTGTTTAACACTGCAAACATACAACAGTTATTTGAAATTGCAATACCTTTACAAAAATAAATGCAAAATAATTTATAATACGCTGATTTTGAACACTCCTAATTTTGCGCCCGTGCGATACCGAAACCAATAAGCGCCCCTAAACCGACCTTTGCCGCCGTTGTTTCGTACCATTTTTTGCGCGGTTGCTCTATTACATAGCTCCGCAGCCCTTCGGCTATCATGTTAGGGTTATCGATTGCAACCCGTACCACGCTTTGGCGCTTCCGAAACGGGAAAACACCGCGTAAAGTGTCGCCAATCCCTACCGAAATAGTCGCGGGTATGCTTAAACTATCGATTTGAAGGTATCCGAGGCGGTTAATTTTGCCCGTAATACTAAACCAGCGCTCAAACTTTTGAAATTCACGCGGCAAAACAAGCGCGGGTACGGTGTCATGTATATAAATCGGTTCGCCTAACTCAATTTTAGTCTTAAAAACGGTGCGCGTAATGACCTCGACCGCCGCTTTTGGCTTATCAATACGCAATTTTTCGGTTAAATCCTTAAGTTCTGTGATTTGTTGCGCCTGTGTGTATATCGTTAAGGAATCGTTTACGTGCGTTTTAACGAACTTTTGCTCTATTAGTGTGGTTTGCGCTTGCTTATGGCATGAACGCACCAAAAACAGGCTTAAAACGGCTAAAAAAAGCAACCTTTCAAGCCAAACGTAACTCTGCGATATATTTTTCGATTCTTTCACGGCATTTGGCGTTTTCGTTTAGTATTGCTTTGGCAACGTTTGGCGGCATTTCGCGCTCCGTTAGGTAAATTCGTAGAACCTTTATGAGCCGCTTATCGATTTGCTTATCATTCATATTTGACGCGTTGCTTTTTTTACTAATGTACGCACGGCTTCGTCCAAATTTACAACCGAATCTTCTAACATCTTCAAAAGGTCGTCGCGTTCGTTTTCGGATATTGATTTATTGCCGCTAATTAGCTTTACCAAACCGCTCACAGAGGTTAACGGCTGCCGTAATTCGTGCGAAAGCATAAACCGAAATTCCTCAAGTAATACCCGTTGGCGTTCGTGTTCGTGTGCGCTTATGCTGGTTACGTCTACAAGCTGAAAGCCGATAAAATGCACCGCGCCCATGATATTATAAATATTCCAAACATTAAAGCGCTCAGATAAATTCTTTTGCTTCGTTCGGGCGTAAACTCTCGAGGGTTCGGGCTGTTTGTCTTTAGCCCTTTTAACGGCTTCTATGAGCGTTTCTTTATCCTCGGGGCTGCTAACTATGTCAACTATGTTTTTCGGCTTTATATGGCTCGCGTAATGCTTAAAAAGTTCGTTAGCGCTTACTATCGTGCCGTCCGATTCGGTAACAACGTAAAATAGGTCTAAAGAATTTTCGAGTATGTACACCGTTGACACATTGCAAATTTAAGCAATAGTGTTAAATTATACTAAATGTTTAAACGTTTCGCAAATCGGCAATAAGCGAACGCCATGCAGCACCGCATGTCATAAGGTACTTTGCCGACATCCACAGAGTGAAGCTGAACACAATGCCGTTTAACAGTATATCGTAATTCATAGGCATCTCCAAATCTTTGGTGTTTCTTACAGGCTGAGGTTTGACGGTGTAGTACGTGGGAGCCGCTAACAAAGATACATCGCAGGGCTGAATTGTATCGAATGCGGTCAAAACTATTTTGGGCTTTGGGTGAACATAATCCCCCGAAATAACAGCCTCATAAGATTCTTTATTCGCATTCACTAAAGTAGTGTCCACGTCCCAGCTCATAGTGTCGACATTCACCTTACTATGGCGCACGGTCTTTATTGTATCTCTACGAATCTGCTGCATCGCTCTTTGCTTTTGGTATGTATCCTGCGGCGATTAGAGTTGCTACAATTGCCGCAAGTGTTTCGGTGGAAATAACTTTAAAGATTAGTAAAAAGATTGAAACTAATATCATAAGGCTTCCAATTGTGCTACGCCAATGCTTGACGATTATATCGATTATTCGCCTCGGTTTGGTAGCACGTTTTCGCATAGATTAAATTACGCGAAAGTAGCCCCAACGTTGGAGCAAATAAGGCTCAGAAATTACAAAGTGAGAAATACAGATTCGCCTCTTCGCGCCTGCGATTGGTTAGCCCTGTAAGCACTTTGCCGCCTGCCTTGTTCCAACGCAGGAACTCATCGAGTATCGAAGGGTCGGCTGCGTTTACTTTGGCTTTCTTCAGCAATGTGGATTTGATGAGCGCACCCGTGCCAACGTTGTAGCTGAATGCCACCAACGCATCGAACTGGCATTGATTCAAATTCGGTAGGTGCTTATTTACCGCCGCTTCAAACGGCTCAAGTGTAGCGAGTAGCAATTGCGTTGCTTCCTTTTCACTTGCGAGCTTTTCACCGAGCAGAATCTTTTTGCCGTTTGGGTAGCGAGTGGAGCCGTAGCCTATGGTAACTACGGAAGCAGGGCAGAGGTATGAACTAAGCCGCAATCCCTCGTACTTCTTAATCAGGTTCAGACCGA